TACCAATAATTTGGTAAAATAAAATCCCAATATTATATTGATATCAATCAAGGTTATGTTTTGGTTGATAGAGACAGAAGAGCAATTAGATTATTTGAATCAAAAGCCAATAGAAGAGGCATTTGTGGAAATAATCCCTTATCATGATAATGTTCATCCTGCTCTAAATGGTATTTCACTAGTTTATATTAGACCGTTTAACGACACTAAAGGTTATATGTTATGCGTTGACCATAGTGAGACTTTCTCGCTTAATACAACGATTATAGGCGATATACTACAAAATATAAAGCGTATATGGGTGCGTGATAAGAAATCGGCATTATATTATTTTCCAATTAAAAGCCTGCTCGACTTATCCATACTTAACCCTACGTATATACAAAATGATTTGCCTGTTTATACTCACTTTTATAGTAAGAATACGGATTATCCAAAAATAAACAAACTTATACCCGTAACTAAGCACTACGAAAAATACGAGCATATTTATACACAAGTTCGTAGTATTATACCCCAAGAATTACCACCCTATTTTGATTTTTACAACAACAAAGTAGTGTTGGCATTTTTTGGGATTGAAAAGAATGGAATTAATATAGATAAAGAAGAATTTAATAAATATTATGAACCAAATCACGAATTTTATTCAGTCCAAGACAATCGAGTATTCACAAGTTACAATTTGGCTACAACAACTCGTAGACCAAGTAACTCTTTCAATGGCATTAATTTTGCCGCTTTAAATAAAGATAATGGCTCAAGGAGAAGCTACATATCGAAGTATGGGTTTGTGGAGTTCGATATTAGCGCATACCATCCTCATCTTGCTGCTCGTTTGGTCGCCGTGGATTTTGGCGGACAAGACGTCCACCAAACATTCGCAGACCTCTATGGGGTCTCGTACAAAGAAGCAAAAGAGCTCACGTTCAAACAACTCTATGGTGGAGTATTTAAAGAATACGCGCATCTGGAATTTTTTCAAAAAGTAAGTAAATTTATTAACGATAACTGGAAAGAGTTTAATAACTCGGGGAAAGTTATTGTGCCGATTTCGGGATATGTTTTTGAAAAGGACAAGCTGGATAATATGAATCCACAGAAACTTTTTAATTATATGTTACAGAACGTGGAGTCGGCTGTCAATACTTACATTTTGATGGATATACATAGGTTATTGAAAGGTAAGCAGACAAAAATAGTATTATATACGTACGATTCGTTTTTATTTGAATTAGGAAAAGACGAAAAAGATATTGAAATTGAGATACAAAAAATATTCGAAAAATATAAATTAATGACAAAAACTAGTTATGGAAACAATTACGACTTTAGATAATCCTAAATATATGTATGGGGGATACGATTTTGACCCCATAAAGATTACAGACGTGAATAATAAGTTATTTTGTACATTTACTAGTTTAGAAGATTTAGATGCGCTAGTAAATGGAATTACAAGCTCATACTCTATAATGTATAATAAGATGTTTGTTTTGTACGTAAAAAGTACAGACGAATATGTAGTTACTTACAACGTTGAACAAGGCAACGTAAGTGATATTCCTGAAAATACTATTTTAGTACATAGAAAGAAAGATTCTAATACACTCTATACAATAAATGCTCTAAATGAGTTGATTAAAAAATTAAATGGTGGTGTTGTTGACCCATCTTATAGAGTAAATTGGCAACATTATAGAAACTGTATTTTGTTAACCAACCATAACGAGTTGAAACAATTGAATACAAAAATCTATAAGATTGTTGAACTTTAACTTGGTTTTATAACCTCCCGTTCTTACATTTCCACCCGAAACTTAATTACAAGATTTATGGATATTAATGCTATTAAACAACGACTAAATGCTTTACAGTCGACCGGAAACTCAAGCAAGAAAGAAAAAATCGATTACACAAAAGTTTATTGGAAACCAAGGGAAGAAGGAAAGTACCAAATTCGTATTGTACCTTCTAAATTTGATTCTAAAAACCCATTCAAAGAAGTGTTTGTGCACTACGGTTTTGGAAAATTCCCAATTTTTGCTTTAACTAACTGGGGTGAAAAAGACCCTATTGTTGAATTTGCTTCTCAGCTTCGTAAAACTAACGACAAGGAAAACTGGCAATTGGCCAAGAAATTGGATCCCAAAATGCGAATTTATGCTCCTGTGTTGGTTCGTGGTGAGGAAGAAAAAGGTGTACGCCTTTGGGAATTTGGTAAAGAAATTTACATGCAATTGTTAGGAATTGCTGATGATGAGGATTATGGTGATTTCACTGACATTAACGAAGGTCGCGACTTTACAGTTGAGGCAGTTAAAGGTGATATCGCTGGACGTATTGGTTTGAAAACCTCAATCCGCATCAAACCTAAAACCACTCCATTGAGTGAAGATGCTTCTAAAATCGGTTCATTTCTTTCAGAACAACCTGATATTTTGGAACTTCAGCGTAAGCGTACTTATGATGATTTGAAAGAGATTTTGCAAAACTGGTTGTCACCTGAAGAACCAGAAGAAGGTTCAATCATTGATGATGAAGATGAGCCAGAAGTAGAAGCTGTTGCTCCATCAAAAACTTATGCTTTAAAACAGCCTTTGGCTCCTAAAGCATCAAAAGCAGATCAGTTTGATTCTTTGTTTGAAGGCGAAGATGATGATTTGCCATTCTAATTAAATTAAAGTTATGGCTAGAACTAAGAAAAGCGAATCGCTAACGGCTGCCGTCTCCGCGGAGATTAGAGCCAATTTCAACCTTGATAAATTCAAGGAGAAAAAAATGCTTAACAGCAATGTTAAGTTTAAAGAACAAAGGTGGATTCCCCTTAGTCCAGCATTTCAAGAAGTAACAAGTGTGCCTGGTATTCCTACTGGGCACATTGTTCTACTTCGTGGTCATAGTGATACAGGAAAAACAACTGCAATGATTGAGGCAGCAGTAAGCGCTCAAAAAGTAGGTATTTTGCCTGTGTTTATTGTCACTGAGATGAAATGGAATTGGGAACACGCAATGCAAATGGGATTGCAAGTTGAAACTGAAGCAGATGAGGAAACAGGTGAAGTAACAAATTACGGAGGTTTTTTCCTATATGCTGATAGAGAAACTTTGCATACTATTGAAGATGTAGCAGCATTTATTTTGGATTTGTTGGATGAACAAAAGAAAGGTAATTTGCCTTACGATTTGTGCTTCTTGTGGGATTCAATTGGTTCAGTTCCTTGTGAATTGTCAGTTAAATCAAACAAAAACAACAACGAGTGGAATGCAGGTGCTATGTCAACTCAATTTGGAAACAACGTAAACCAAAAAATCACACTTTCCAGGAAGGAATCTTCTCCTTACACAAACACTCTGGTTTGCGTTAACAAAGTTTGGACTGCTAAAGCAGAAGTACCTATGGGTCAACCTAAGTTGATGAACAAAGGTGGTTTTGCTATGTGGTTTGATGCTACGTTTGTTATTACTTTTGGTAATATTTCAAATGCTGGTACCTCTAAGATTAAAGCAATCAAAGATGGTAAGCAGGTTGAATTTGCTAAACGTACCAACATCCAAATTGATAAAAACCACATCAATGGTATTACCACTCGAGGTAAAATCATTATGACTCCTCATGGCTTTATTAATGATACCGATAAGGAAATCAAAGGCTATAAGGACGCTCATGCTAGTGAATGGAGTAAAGTTCTTGGTGGAATGGACTTCGATATCTTTGAAGAAGATGAACAGTTCGAAACCATGAATGTTTTTGAACAAGAGCCAGATTAATTTGGTTATTGTCAAAAGATTTATTACATTTACAGTATGAAAAAGAGTGAATTGCTAAACCTCCTAGACCAAATGGATAAACAGGAGTCTTCTCCTGCCAACCCACACGAACGAGTGTTGCTAATCGATGGGTTAAATTTGTTCTTTAGGAACTTTGCGATGATGAACTTTGTGAACGAAACTGGTGTTCACATTGGAGGTCTAGGAGGTTTTATTCGCTCATTAAATTCCCTTATCAATCAAATCCAACCAACATCAGTTTATGTTGTGTTTGATGGAGTAGGATCTTCAACAAACCGTAAAAACATGCTCCCAGAATACAAATCAGGTCGTAACCTAGTTCGTATTACTAACTGGGACGTGTTTGAAAGTTTGGAAGATGAACACGATGCCAAAGTAGATCAGATTGTTCGTTTGATTCACTATTTGAAGTGTTTACCTGTTAAAACTTTAAGTTTAGATAAGGTAGAGGCTGATGATATTATCGCTTATTTAAGTGATATATTGCCTAATAAACACGATTCCCAAGTATTTATCGTTTCCAATGATAAAGATTTTGTTCAATTAGTAAACGATAAAGTTACACTCTATCGTCCTGCTGAAAAAGAATTTTATACACCACAAACCGTAAAAGATAACTTTGGTATTCTAGCTGAAAATTTTATTATTTATAAAACACTTTTGGGAGACCAATCAGATAAAGTAGCTGGGGTAAAAGGTTTAGGTCAAAAAGGTATTTTGAAAAAATTTCCTGAATTGGCAGAACGACAAATTAGTTTTAAAGAGTTAGTAGAAATTTGTGCTTCCAAACATAAAGAACACGTTGTATATTCAAGAGTAGTATTTGAAATGGAACGACTTGAGACTAACTATCGAATCATGGATTTAGAAAATCCTTTGATTGATGATAATGATAGAGAGTATATGAAAGCTTCTGTAGAAGAACCAACTCCAGCTTTGAATATTGAAGCCTTTTTACGACTTTACAATGAGGACGGATTAGGTAAACTAATCAAAAATCCAGAATTTACATTAAACGACACTTACAAAGTATTAAACAGTTTTAGAAAATAAGTTATATGACATTAAACAATTTGTCCCAATATGGTGTTGGGTTCCAGATTAAAGTATTATCGTCTCTACTTACACACAAAGAATTTCTATTGAATATTCAGGATGTGTTGGCAGAAGAATACTTTGATAACACCGCACACAAATGGATTATTAAACAAATCCTAGAGTACTTTAACAAGTATCACACTACACCTTCAATGGATGTTTTGAAGGTAGAGTTAAAAAAGATTGATAATGAAGTACTTCAAGTATCAATCAAAGAACAACTTCGTGAAGCTTATAAAGCATCAGACGAGGATTTAAAGTATGTTGAAGAAGAATTCTCAAATTTCTGCAAAAACCAACAACTTAAAAAGGCGTTGTTAACCAGCGTAGATTTTCTAAATGCGGGAGACTATGATTCAATCAGGTCAATGATTGATAACGCATTAAAAGCGGGTCAAGACAAAAATATGGGCCACGAGTATAATAAAGATGTTGAGTCTCGTTACCGTGAAGACCAAAGAATTACAGTTGCTACTCCTTGGGAACCATTTAACGAACTACTTGGTGGTGGTTTAGGAGGAGGTGATTTTGGACTTATATTTGGTAACCCTGGTGGTGGTAAGTCTTGGTCACTCGTTGCTTTAGGAGGTTGGGCTGTAAAACTAGGTTATAATGTAGTCCATTATACTCTTGAGTTAGGTGCTGATTATGTAGGTCGTCGTTATGATGCTTTCTTTACTAACACCCCAGTAAATAAAATTACTCAGTTCAAACCAAAAGTTGAAGAAGCTGTTTCTCAACTAGAAGGTCAATTGATTATTAAAGAATACCCCACAGGTAAAGCATCAATTTCAACAATTGAATCACATATTAAAAAATGTATTGATCTAGATTTCAAACCA